CCTGATACACGTTGCGTAGGTTGTCGCCTGAGTATTCAATAGACACCTGTGGTTCGTAGCCAATAGAGCCTGTCGCCAGTGTTGCCTGTGATGTTATTGACTTAGTGTTTGTGTAGTAATAGTTACGGTCTGTCAATGTAATTGTGCCGGCTTTGGTGACGTACATAGCGCCACCTTCAGAGTTATTAACTAGCGCCAATTCGGCAGCAAGGTTGTTGCCTACCTGACTAAGGTTCCCTACTGAGGCGACAGGGGTGGCTGTAGCGCTTTTAAGGGCACTAGGAAAACTGGTAAAAGCAATAAGCCTGTTGAAACGTGCTGCGGTTGTTTCAATTATGTTTGCCACAGAATAGTTATACAGGTTTGTAATTTCGCCAGCAGTCAAAACTTTGTTATATACGCTCACTTCTTGCATCTGTGGGCCATAAAGATAAATTTGTTCACGATTAGAAACACCTACACCAAGAGCACTTACAGTGCCCGTAACATTTTGCCCGTTCACATAGACCCTTAAAGTAGAGCCAGTAAAGGTCACAGCAAGGTGGAAAGGCCCAGTGCTCAGGTCAATAGTCGCAGGGAAAGCCGTTTTGTAGGTAAACCCTGTTGCATTGTTGATGCCCCATATTTCAGATGTGCCAGCAAAAACATAAGTTAATACTCGTACGCCATTTAAGAAAGAGTCAAAACCGTAGGCTAAAGCGTTTCCGTCTGTCGGCGTAATCCACGTTGCTGTAGTTACCCCTGTATCTGTGTTGGCAGTACTTGAACTGCTTAAATATCCATAACCTACAAACTGTGTTGCCTGCACATTTAATGAAGGTATGAGGGTTTGTACTTTGCTGTAGTCGCCTGCGTAGCCAATAGGTTCAGCAGTTAAGTTAGACGGGCGACTGCCAAGGTCTTTAAGAAAGCCTTGACCTTGTGGGTCGTCAAGCCTGTAGTAGTGAATAGGTGCCAGCGACTGTGTGTAGTCATACAACGTGTCCGGCAGCTGCTCCTGAGCTAGTAGCGCCAGCGCGTCAAAGCACTGCAACGAGACTGTGCCTGTTTTGCCAGCGTCATTGAACTGTGCAGGCCAAGCTGCTATGTACCCACGAAATACAGAAAAGGTTGTGCTGTTAGAGATTGCTTCAATCTTGATCTGGCGTCTAGGCAGCAACTTGCCGTAGTAAGTGCCAGCAGTGTTAAAAGGGTCAAACAGTCGGGTGTTGTTATTAAGTACAACACTGGCTGTGCCTACAACATTGCTGTAATCGTCAGCTCTACCACGGGACACATCAGCAGAGAACACATATTCTGTTACTTCTGTCCATGTTGGTGACGCCACGTATGGGCCGTCATCAAAAGCAATGTAAACCTTGGGTGTTGGAAAAGCCATTATCCAACCTTTAAGGGCAGTGGGCCTGAACGGTTTTGATATGCCTGCAAAGCATCTACAACAGACTTGCCAATTGCTACAGGGTCGCCTACGCCTGTGTTCACTGTGATGCTGGTTGCACCCATGCCAGACATACCAGAAGCATCAGTGCGATTTATCGCTGCAGGGCGAGCATTAGCAAAGTCTGATGCTCTAGACATATTTGCAAAGCCAAGTATTGGCATTTTAGAAAACTGGTCGCCTAAGCCAAAAGCGCTTGTAACAAAGTTTCCTGCACCTGCGAGCAAGTTCATTGTGCTGGCAATGGAGTTATACATAAGAATAAAAGCGTTGGCAATGAGCGAGCAAAAGTCTTGTATTGCTTTAACAATGTAGGTGCGGTCTTTGTTGTCTCGCATCAGGCTAAACAGGGCAGCAAGGTTAATAACAAGAAGTCCAATGGCTCCTGCTATGACACCAAGTCCTGCAGCACCTAACGCTGGGGCTATACCAGCCAGTCCAGCAAGTGCAGCATTAACAGCTGTGAGTGTGGTGGCAACACCCGATAGGAAAGCAAGGCCCTTAAAGGCACCAGCCAAAACAACTACGGCAGCGCCAAAGTCAATAGCTGCACCTGTGGCACCGTCAGCCTCACTTACCCAATTCTTTAGGTAGCCAGCAGAGTCTTTGAGGGTTTGCCCCAATCCTTTTTCACCAATAGAGTCCACAAAGCGTTGGATAACTGGCAAGATTTTAGACGTTATAAACGAGACCATGCGCTCAAAGATTGGCAGCAGGGCATAGCCAATGCTTTCTTTGGTTTCGCCGATAGCAATTTTAAGCCTGTCCATACGGCCCTTAAAAGTGTCTGCAGCTGTAGATGCTGAGCCTTCGTAAGTTTTGCCAAGCACTTTGAGAATGTCGTCAAGACTTTTTTCGTCTTTAACCATTTGTTTTACTTCTGGCGACAGTCGAGCAAGGGCACCCATGTTGCCGCCAAGAGCTTTAGAAATACTGTCGGTCACTTGCGCCAGTGATTTACCAGAGCCTTTTGATATGTCCATGGCAAGGGTCAGCAACTTTTGTGCCTTTGTAATGTCCTTAGTACCTCTGGTCAGTTTTGCAAGATTTGGCCTTAACTCGTCATCAGCCACGCCGTTAGCAAGAGACATTTGTAGAACAAAATCCTCAGTGGCTTTGACTTGTGCATCAGTAGCTTTAGTGGTGGCTTTTAACTGGCGAGCAAGCAACGCTGCCGATTGCTGATCCTCAGCAGCTGCCATAGCAAAATTAGCCCCGGCAACAGCAAGACCACCAAGAGCCACAGCTGCAGGAAGAAACGCTTTCTTTAGCGATGCACCGACTTTGCTCCCAGCATTCTGTATCTCACTAAAAGCCTTTTCAGCCTTTTTTATTCCTCGGGTATCAAAGTCCGAAACGATATTTAGAACAATGCTCATAGCCTGCCCTGCCTTCCTGTCAGCATCATGACACGGTTCACTAGCTCTTGCACTTGACGGTTTACCTGATCAGAGGCTGCTTCGTAGGCTTTGTAAATAACGCGTGAAGGCTGGCCGTATCGAGCGGTTAAGTTGCGACTTAGTAAGCCGTTGGCTGCCATGTCAAAAATTGTGGCTTGTGGGCCTGCCCAGCGAATACCAAAAACACCGACATTTTGCAGGTTGCCTGTAGGTGATGAACGTACTTTTTTGGCGTTAGTAAACGCTTTGATGTTGCGCTTTACCCGGGCATCTTGCCAGCTCATAATGTCAGCACCTGACGCTGTTTTCCATGAACGAGCCATGCCTGACAATGGTGCGCCAGAGGGCAAGTCAGTCTGTGCCCTTTGCACCACGGGCTGCACAATGGTCTTAAAGTCTTTGGTGATTTGACGGCGCAGAGATTTGTCCAGTTGGTTAAGTTCGCCAAGAGCAACCTTTAACCCAGTGAACTCAACGCCTACATTTACACTCATTATTTGCGACTTTCATTTAGCAACTTAATAACTGTCGAGAGGTCATCTGTGTCGAATTCTACTGTATGGGGCCACCAACCTGTGGCTACTAGAACACCTGCTAAAGCGTGTCGGTAGGTGCCCCTTGGATAGGGTTTTCAGGGCCAGCATCCTCAGGTTCAATGTTGATCACTTGATCTAGGTAGTCATCAAAAACGATAGGCACAACAATGCCTGCGCGTTTCGCTGACTCATAGGCCAAGAAAGCAAGCCATTCAATGTGCACGTCGCTGGCAAGTTGCCCGGCACCTATCTTGTATTTGCGCTCAAAAGCAACAATGCTTGCCATGGTTGTAGTGACGGTATAAGCGCCATCCACTGTGGTCACGTTAAGTTTAATTCTCATGTCGGGTTCCTTTGTTTAGTCGGGTTAGACGATTGGCTCAGTGTAAACGCCACCTTGGAAGGTGATGTCAATAGAACTGATCTCACCCAAGGTTGCGTTGATTACTGGCAGGGTCTCTAGGTAAGTGCCTGTAAGTGTGAAGTTCGGGTTAGTTGCGCCGACAGCTGCGGAAGTCGGTTTAACAATCACGGTCGTTTGTGTGCCTACTAAACCTTTAAGAGTTGCGTAAACCTCAGAAGCTCCGTAAGTCATAAACAGCGACAGCGTGAGGGTGTTGTCCTCGATGGTGGCACTGTATACGCGGGCAGCATTTCCAAAAACTGTGGTGTCTTGTGCAGTATTAACGCGCTCAAGCGTGGCCGCAGTACAAAAGCCTGTTAAGGCCACGGCGTTCACCGTTACGGTTGGGTTAGAAAGATAAGTGCTTGTGGCCATGGGTTACTCCTCTGGAGATGTTTCTACTGTTTTAGCAGATTTGGATGGGGTTTTGTCGGATTTGATGAAGCCACCAGCAAGCAGGGCTTCAATGTTGATGCCGTCTGCTGGGATGAACTCGTCACCCGGCACTCCGACTAGATCAGAAATAATTGTGTAAGCCATGGTGTCCTTAGTTTGTCTTGACTGCTATAGAGATTACTAGGTCGTAGCAGGGATAGTCAGCCCCACCAATCGAGTAGGCCGTAGGGCTGCCGCTTAAAACGATTGCGCCACTGTTAATTACGGCAGCTGTGATTGACAGCAACTGACGCAGGACAGGCAAACCTGCTGGGCCTGAGCCAATAATCTTGACTGGAAAGTTCATTTTGAGCACGTTGCCGTTGCCAGCAAACAGATCAAAAGAGGGCGCGTCTAGGAATACGCAGTTGGCTATCAACTTTGTGGAGTCGTTAATTACCCTCAGCCCTGAGACTGTGGCAAGGAAAGCAGACAGGTCATCTAG